ATCCCAAATATGACATCCATTATCTACAAGGTATTTGATATTTGTATCACCACGTAGAAACCATAACAGCTCTATTACGATTGACTTCCAAGCCATTTTCTTTGTTGTTAGGAGTGGGAAGCCTTCCTTCATGTCATGTCTAATTTGCCAACCAAAGACAGATAGTGTGCCTGTTCCTGTTCTATCTTTCTTTTCTACTCCATTACCTAGGATGTAGCAAAGTAAGTCTTGATATTCTGTATCAATTAAATTCATAACTATTTTTTAAACTGTTCTAAATTGAATATGTCTTTTTCTCTGTCTTCGTGTCCCTTTATATAAGCTTCTCTTATGGCATGGTTAACACACTTAACTATGAAATAGTGTCTATTAGGATTCTCATCATGGAGAATAAATGCATCGAGCATTACGTTAGAGTAGCTAATCCACTTTGTGGATGCCACAGTTATCACTTCTGAAGTATCTCCTGAATCTGGATCTATATCCATGTATTGGATTTCCCAGTGGTAATCTGTTCTTTCTATTCGTTTCATAACTCTAATTTACTGCTTATTATTTCAAATAAAAAATCCTGATTTTTGGTCAGGATATTTAATTAGTTTTCGGTGTCTTCGTAGAGGGTGTGTTGTCTTATTACGAGTGGTTCTTCTGCGTTTGGATCCAATACGATAGTTATTGGAAGATTGCTCTTTAGTGATTCTGTTAATTCTTCTATAAGTTTAAAATTACTTTCTATGTGTTTATTATTTGCTATAACTAGCAATCGTTCTTGTTTTTTCATTTAAGTAATTTTGTTATAAGTGAAGATGCTATTGCAAATGCTAATGCTCCCAACAACGCTGCTCCAAATACCTGTTTGTATGTTATTATCGGCCAAATTAAACTTATTCCACACCATGCTACAAGAGATAATATAGCTAGAAAAACTATATTCGCAAATAATAAAGTAAAAAATAGTAATAAAACTTTCATGTTATAACATTAGATTGTGGATGAGTGATGCTATCAACAAAGACGCTGCAATCGATGCTGAAAATATAGCTACAGCTAACCAGATTTTTGCGCACGTCTTGTGCTTGACTTTATTTTTCATTAAATACTATTTTATTAATGGCAGTATTGCAAGATCTTTCATCTTACACTCAGTCATAATGTCTATTTCCAGATTATAATTATCTGGCAATTTAGAAATATAATCGCTATGAGCTCTAGCATTTTCTTTTACGTTGTTTTCGTGTAATCTTTTGCTCTCGCTATAGTGTACTGCTTGAGTGATACCATCAGGCCAAGTTGTTGCAGCCAACTTGAGTGCTTCCTCTTCTGTTTGATTACCAGGATTCAAAGAATGGTGGAAGTAATCGAACGTAATTGGAATGCCTATAAGCTTGTGTACAAACATTAGATCTTCTACTGTATATTGCTTAGACTTATCGTCGTTCTCTACAACCAATCTGCTTCTAACAGACTCTGATAGAAACCAGTATGCATCACAGAATCTTATCATAGACGCTTTCTTGCCTCCAGCGGTCGTGTTAACGTGTATATTGATCTTGTTGTATGGCGTCTTGCTAAGACCTATCAAATCCATTATCTTTGCATGCATTTCTAAATCTCGTATAGAATTTTCTACTACTGTATGATTTGGAGATGCGATAACTGTAAATGGACCTGGATGGAAACTTAATCTATGACCGTGTTCTTGAGCGTAATCTCCTGCTTCTTTAAGCGCAGCAGTTATCTCTTTAATATCAGGAAGTTCATCTATGTTTATAGCGTTGCCCCATGGTATCAATCCTGAGGACATTCTAAACATTTTGATATTATGCTCTTCGTTCCACTTAAGAATCTTGATGAGATCTTGTGCATTTTTAAGAGCGAGCTCAGATACATAAGGTAATCCTTTTGCTTTGAATGTTTTTAGTGTCATGCCTCTATTAGTAGTCGCTGACTTACCAAGAGTCATGTTTATGCATGCGTAACCTATTTTTCCCATAACTTTTATTGATTTATTAACATTAGTAATATATAACTTAATTTGTAACCTGCAAATGCACCTAACGCCGAAGGTATAGGAAACACTATCAATTTGCCTAGATCAGTAACATACTTAGGTCTATTGACTATTTTACCCATAAAAAAGTAATAAGCTATGTAACCTGCAATTACTGCGATATCAGTTCTCATTGCTATGAATACGACAAGCATGGCTCCTAAGAATCCAAATATGAAATTGTCTCTGACTCCTTGCCATACTTCTTGTCGTGTTGCGGCTTTCCATTCTTTTACTATCTTTCTGTATTGAGCTTTTCTTCTGGACATTATATTAGTTTTGTGGTTCGCCTATCTTTAAGCCGTAAGAGAGATTAAACATAGACATTTCTGTTAACGCCATTTTCTTTGTCATCTTGAGTGTTTTTCTTAAATACTCTGTACCCCATTTCATCCACTCTTCGCACTCATCTTCAGTCATTGTGTATTCAGCATACCAATCGTCTTTTCTGCCTTTAATATCTTTAAATGTAATACTATTCCCTGATATTTCAAACATTTTATTTATAAGTGTTTCGACTATTATTGTATTATCTCTTCTCATTTTAATGTTTTATTAAGTTCTTCTTTTGCAACCTTTCTAATATATTTTCCAAGATCTTGGTCGTTATGTAGTGCTCTTGCTACTCGATCTATAATGTACCACATATCTTGAGCAGTCTCTGCAAGTTTCATCTTCTGTTCTAGATTTTCTATTTCTTGTTGCAATCTTTCTTGTGATGTCATAGTTCTCTAGATTTTTGTTGACTTATAAATGTTTCATAATCTACCCATTTACCGCTTTCTAAATCCTCGTTAGGGAAATAAAGAGTAACGTTACGATTTTCATCTTTTCCAATTGCGGTGAATCCGAATCCTTCGCATATATACGATTTATACCAAGTAGGATCTATTGTGCTTGCGACTATATCTATGTCGAAATCGTGAGGCATGTCAGGATCATTGAGTTCACACCATTGTTTTGAGAAATCTGCCATTTGTTATGTAGTTTTAATTGTGTTTTGAATGTATTCTCTGCCCTCTTCTGAGATAGAATAAACTATATCTCCGTTCTCGTTCACTCCTGTAACTATGTAACCAAGATTAGATAGTTTTTCTAACATCTTATTAGTAGATTCAAAAGTGGCGTCTTCCCAGACTTTTTCTAATTCACTTTCACAAAGTACGTATGTTTCTCTATTGAATTGCTCATAATCTGACCATGCGATCTTGGTGGCTTCCATTAGCAATGAAAGGAATGCCTTTTCAAAATCCTTATCTATTTCTTTTTCAGGTTGTATGCCTTCGTACCCACTTTGAAATGTATTTTTAAGTTCTAAGAAATATTCTAAATAGCTTGAATGTGTCATTGCTCCTTGTACATTTTAATTTTCGATAACTTGTTTACTTGCTCTATGAGTTTGTTTATAGATTGTTTCCACTCTGAAAGTTCTTTGCGTTTTGTGCCTTTAGGCCTTTCTTCAAAGGCTTTCTCTATTCTTTCTGTTAGATCTACTATCAACATAACTATTTCTTTTTGCTTTTAGTCTCTTCGCTAACTGCATGTTCTTTTAGCATCTGATCTGTGCTGATCTTTCTTGTGCCTTTCCATTCTGATTTTGGTACAAACTTCCAGTATTTTGTATCTACCTTTTCGTTTGCTTCTGCATCAGACACTCTTTTGATGTCTCCTACTTTTGCGTATTTAGTTTCTCTGATTGCTTGTATGCACTTCATAACTTAATTTTTTAAATGAATAATGATTTGATTTGTTGTTTGGTCGCCATGCCAGTATGTCGTGTAGCTGGCATTCCGTTTTTAAATACTATCAATGTTGGAACTGCTGTTACGCTAAACGTTTGCGTTAATGGTGATTGAGAAGCATCGATATATTCTATCTGGACGCCGAGTTCTGACGCTACTTCTTGCACTATAGGTTTAAGCGCTTTGCACGGAGCACAAGTAGCTGTGCTAAAATACATAACTTTGTTCATGTGTTAATATTTGTTTGCTAGTTTTAAAATGATTTCTTCGTCTTCTTTTGTGAGCCTATAGTAATTTGCTCCTAGTGTCCATAAAGCTTTTTCTATTTCGCTTTGGCGTATTGTCTTATCGTAGCGAGGATCTTTTTTTGGCCTCTTGATAATGTATGTCTTTTGATCTATCATAACTGTATTGATTTGATATAAATGTATTGATTAGTTTCTATCTGAGGAAATCTAAAATTTCGGTTCTAATATATTAATATGTTTTAGTTAGTATGTCAAGTATTTTTATCACTTGATATATTTTTAATATCGTAATAAAATGAATCCGTATCTTCAGACACCCATCTATCGGCTACAGATTCGACTGCTAAAAGTTCGGTGTCTACCTTTATGTCTTTAGGATTGACTGGAAACTCTTTGGTTATCCAATTGCTATCTTTCCAAAATATTCTGTTGTTTGGCATACATAACAAATATCCATCATCAGCAACTAGTATGTGTCCGCATTTATAATCAGTCGGCTCGTCTGAGTATGGATTGTTCTGCCAATCTACAGTAAACATGTAAGTTGCCCATGCAAAAGACTTGTCTCTTAGCATAACCTTACATTTCTTTTCTTTTAAAAAGCCGTACGTCTGTACAGTTACATCGTTATCAAAACAATCCCAAAGCTGTTTGAAATAGTATGGAAGATCTTTTGTAGGTTCTTTTAAATAGATTTCTGATATTGGCACTCTAGATCTTAGCATTCCATAATCTGTCATGATATGAAATGTGAGTATCTTTCCCATTACAGATTGTATTCCAAATGCGTAAGCATTATGGTACTTAGTAGAGTCTTTTGGATTCTTAGTAAAATAAGACTCCTTTATAAGACACTTAAAGTGTGGTATATTTTCGTTCAGCATTACGGCTTACTTCTTGGCTTTGATAATGAGTTCGCCTATCACCTCTAACCTACCTACCTCTCTTTGAAACTCTGTTTGAGTCATATTGAGTGATATGCTTTTTAGTGTTTTTTCGAACTCTTTCTTGCCTTCTTCTATGTCAAATTTACCCTGATTAGCTTTATTATAATAGGGTAGCTTAACTATGAAGTGATTGTAGGTAAGCATAGAAAATCCGCCTTTCTCTTTTGCAGAAGTGGCTATCTTTTCTGCTCCATCATGTCTGATCTCAGCGAATTCTTCCAATTTAGGATCACTCACTATTTCTTCGTTCAGTATGTCTTTTAGTTTTATCATTATATTTTTTGTATTTTTTTATAATTCATAATTGCAGTTGGATATACTATTATCTCGTTCCACAAATAGGTTTTATTTTTATTGCAAGTTTTCCAATTCTTACATAAATTAGATGTGTGACCAGGTAAAGTGAATCTAAACATGTTAGCTGCTTTGCGGCCCATATCCGTAGAAAAGGATTTGGTATCTGATTCAAACGCAGCTATCAATTTGCCCTTTATTTTTATCAAGTAATTACTTTCAGGTCTAAAGAACTCTTTAGATTGCACAGTGAACGTTGATAGTGGAATAGGCGTTCCGTTCTGCATAGATTGGACTATATTCTCTAATCCTTCTGCAGATGTCCAGTGATATGATATTGTTTCTATATCAGTGCTTCCGTACACAGATTTAGTGAATCTCTCATCGAGCAATACATACGGTTCTATATTTCCTCTAGAATAGAAATAAGCGAATCTCGCTCTGTTTACATCGAAAGCATACTCGGAAAAATGATGATACATTTCCCATACTCGATAGTTAACAAAGTCTTCTATAAAATCCAGTACCATTTTTTGAGACAACTTTGGAAACTGCAGAGGTTCTACGTAGTATTGGTAACCAAAATAAGTATTAATTAGAGATACCAACCTCGGATTATCAGACAATATTCCGCCTCGTGTATCAAATCCCTGAGATTGCAAATCTATAAACTCTCTAGATATTATTTGCCACTCTTTTATAGTATGGAAACTGGATTCTGGTTTAAAGAAACCTCTGACTTTATAATTGCTAGTTTCTTCTGTTGCTATCATTATAGTGGTGTTACTGATAATCCGTTAGGTAATTCTTTTACTATTAATACAGCATCTTCAAATGCAAAAATTAAAGTTCTATATTTTGTCTTTTTAGTACCAATTATATCTCTTATGGTATATTTAAGAGGAGAATTTAATAGAGCTTTTATTGTATCAAAATTATTTATATAGTCTATGAATCTAGATTCATCAGAATTAGATGATCTTTGATTAGTCGCATCTAATTTATCATTTACTCTTCCGTGCATTTTGACAATTCCGTATTCTCCTGCTATAAATGATAAACCTTTAACATTATACATGATCTTTCTCACCATTGGTGGAGGAGTTTCCATAGCAACAAATCCGTCCACCCCGTACATATCGAAAACAGGTTTATTTTTTTTAGTCATGTCTTCTCTATTCATCGGTATCATTATGTCGTTTATGATGATGCCAAAATAGGAAGCGATCGAAGGCATATAATTCATCCACATTCCTGCAGATCCTTCGAATAACATACTATCGCTGCCTAAAGCTCGTCCCTTACTTTTAACATGTTCATAAACCATAGTATACAACAATTTGCCTACGCCAGTTCCTCTCATTTCAAGAGCTATATTAGACCAATGTATGGTTTCTACTTCTACTCCAAATCCCTTTTTTAAATTATAAAAATCACCAGTATTCAATTCTGTTTTTATTATACCAATAAAATATTCTCCAGTTACTTTAGCATTTGGATTAGTTATATAGTATATAATATCATCAGAATACCTGGTTTCTTTTGTTTTTAATAATCTAAAACCACCATTAGATTCTCCAATTACTTCAAACTTTTTCTTTATTAATTTTTGAAATGTTGGATCTGTTACTGGAATTTTTAATTCATCATAGTCGTCATTATCATCACGATACCTTCCTAATTCGTGATCTATGCCGTTCATGTACATTGCATCTGATGATATGTCTTCTGCGTTATTAGAAGATGCTTGACCTGTGCCAAAAGATATTTCTTTTACTATCTCTGTTAATTTAATCATGGTATAAATAAATATTTAGACTATTCAAAAATAGTTATAGATCCATCTTTATTTAGTTTCAATCTTGATCTGTGGTATTTGTGAGGTTTTCCTGCTTCTCTTTTTACAACGTGAATTATTTGTTTGTCTTGTTTCTTTTTATTCTGTTTCATGTAGTAGTTTTTCAAATTCTTCTTTACAATCTGGACTCATCTCTGCTTCCGCTCTATCTATTATGAGTTCGAATCTTTGTTGATTTATACGCAATACGAATTGCTCTGACTTTATGGAATCGTATTTAAGAGTTAATTCTTTATTGACAGATTCTAAAGTTTTTATTTTTGTTTTCTGATTGTACATTATATAAAATAACATGAATACGCAACACAGTTTCAGAATGACATTAATGTATTTTCTCATTGTTTATTGTTTTTAGTTTAAAAAATCTTCTCCTTTATAATCGGGATGCTCGTTATGCATTTTATCTATACCTCTTGCCCAAAGAATGGACACAACTAACACAATAGTGAACTCTAATAAGTATACTTTCCACATAATTTTAAATTTATTATTTTATTGTTGCAAATTTTATTTCTTTCAGTTCCTCTTCTATAATCATATATTCTCCGCTAGTTCCAAGCGTATCTATAAAATAGTATCTGCCTCCTGTTGCTCCGCCTTTTTTATCTATCTGAGGTTGTTCTGTATGGCCTACTACTTGAATAACCTCTTTACGTAGTGTGTCTCTGTTCGCTCTCTTTAAGGCTCGAGGTCTGATCCATATAGGCGACTGATCTTCGCTGTCTCCGTAAGGATCGAGATACGACATCTTGTTTATTAGCGCAAATTCTCCGAACTCAAATGACCTAGGTTTGTATTTGAATAGTTCGTTTAATTGTTCTACTATAGTTTCAGTTTTCCATCCGTCTTTACCAAATACCTGATCCATGTAAACGCTGCTGACTCCAGCATGCGTGAACAATATATCGTCTATTCTATGTGCAATTTGCAGATGCTTTCTATTTTCTCCAAGCACATAACTTATAGATGGAGCCAACAAGTGTTGGTATCCACTTGTGCCAGTATCTCCAATTTCTGGAAAATAGTGGTGATCGTGGTTGCCTATCAACATAACCACTTCACACACTCCGCTCTCTTTGAATTTGACGATGTCTTGGAAGTTGTTTAGCTGATCTGCTCCTTTTATATCGAACGAATCGAAGTAGTCTCCTATGAATACAATTTTATCAGGCTTCTCCAATTCGTATATCAGTTTCCATACTGATCTACCGTGTATATCGCCTATTACTATCGTCTTCATAACTCTATTTTTTATTTTCACTCAATTTATCAAATATAAAAAGCACCAATACGCCAACTACTATTGATATAATTGGAGTTAATATATCCATTAATCCCACCATTGTGAAATATTTTCTTTTACTTTATTAAATAGTTCTTCTCGTATTTCGTCTTGCTTTTTTGCCGCATCGTTAAACTGTTCATCAGTCCAATTTTTATCTACCAACCCTGCGATTGCTAAATCAATGTAATACTCGTTTTGAACTTTATCAATCATATCGACACACTCAAGCATCTCTTTTGCTTTCTCATGAGCTGTTAGTGTTATGCCGTGTTTTGCCATGTATTCTGCTTGAAACTTTAACTTAGTCTTTAGTATTTCATATATGAACCACTGGTCCCAATCTCTGTCTTTATAAATAGTCTTACGCCACTTCCATAGATTCTTTATTCCAGCGATTATATTTTTAATTTTATGCTTCATTATTTTATATATTTTGTTTATTTACATTTTCTAATCTATCCAATTCTTGTTTTAATGAATCTGTATCATATCCACTATCGTATTTTGTGAATGGATCTAACTCTTTAATCTGTTCGGCTAGAGATTCTCTACGTCCTTTATTAAAGAACTTATACTCAATAGCATCTGAGAGATCTTGCATCTGATCTGTACCATAGACTGATATTCTTAAGTCGTAATCGTCCCACTTGGTTTTATAGTCAGTGAGCTGGATGCCTTTAGTTAAACGTCTCTCTAGATTATGTAGCGTTCTATTTCTAACCCTAACGATTGAATTATCACTACCAAATAGATGTAGGAAACGTAATACCCATCTTGGACAATATTTAGGTTTAGCTTTATAGTCCATGAATATCACTAAAGGTTCCATCGCTTTAAATATGTCGCCTTCTGCATTCCAAGGTACTGAGCCTAAATACTTATACTTCTCATAGAAATTCTTAGGAAAGAATACTGCGCGTAGATCGTCTAGCGTAATATCTCTAGTGTGTATGATTCCCTTGCTTCTTCCTTTCCAGAATAGAAGACTTTGTAAGAAGCTAGTTGTTTTCTCTTTGAATGATCTGTTGTCTTTTAAATAGAATTTGCTTGTTTCTTTTTTCATAACTTTTTGTTTTATTATTTCCACAATATTTGTATTGCAATTATGCACAGTCCTAAAAATATGCATACAATTGTTTTTAGTGTGAATGGCTCTTTGAACAATATCGAAGCCATAACAGAGAATACTATAACCCCTAATCCGAATCCTATCAATCTACTTGGCCAAATCTGGCCGTTATACGCTAATATAAAATTCTTTACAGACTGCATAAACATATACGATATCGGTAAACCCATCAATACAAGAAACCATGTATTGTTTTTAAGAATCTGATATTTTATCTGACCTTGTAGTTGGAGAAATGTGACTATTTGTGCAACCAATCCCCACAAAATTCCGTATATTAGATTCATGATAAAGTAAATTTATAAAAAAACCCTCTAAAAGAGGGCTTTATTTTATTAGTGTATAGCTTTTTATTTGGAAGACAGCGTAAGTCCACTCGACATGTTTCCTCCTTCCTTTTTGATCTTCGGTGATTTGGCTTTTTTTACTAGAGTCTTGATCTCTTTCTGTATTTCTTTTATACTCTCAACGTATTCTTTAAGTTTAGTCTGTTCGTCAGGAGATAAGTTCTCAAAATTGTATTTAGCCATTGTTTTGTTTTTAATAAATATTAGTTAGTGTCCGTAAACGTTACTCATTTCTACTAATTGACGACCAATTTCTGGATCTTTAATGATTTGTATTGCGTCTGCTGTTTTGCCATCAGTCACAACGAATCCTGTATATCTCTCAGCGGTTGAGTGTTTAACACATGTTGTTTTATATCCCATTTTTACTCGAAGTGGGTGTATTTCTTCTTGACATACTTTACAATTAGCCATAACTTTAATTTTTTAATTTACAATTTTTGAATAATTTGTTTAACAGTTTGCGAATCTCGCTTGAAGATCTTCCCAATATCCTCGCTCATTTCCATATCGATTGACTACTTCGACCAATTCAGGAAAGCCTTGAGCTATCTTATTTCTATTATTGTCGTCAGCAGCGAAGATAGCTTCGATTAGTTTTGTTTTGAATCCTCCAGCATTGCCTCTTTTGTAGTAGCAAAATTCTAATTCTTCTCGTGTGATTGTTTCTGTGTGCATAAGTGTATTAATTAAATTGATAAGATTGTTTTAAAGACCAATTGTATGCTTCGTGAATATCCATGAATGTGACTCTACTGGACAATTCAATAAGGCTCATGCTAACGTCTGCGCTTTCTCCTTCGTCATCGCATCCCAAAATTAAACCATTTCCTGCGATTGGTTGCGGATAACTATCGAGTAAGAAAAAATGCTGTGGATCTTTAAGCAAACCTTCGTCGTCGCAGTACAGCGTGTCGT